TTTATCTGCACTTCCGTTGGCAGAGGGTGTGACGGGGTCTTAATAGTATCGCTGACAAGGAATGTTCTGCCGAGTGGAGTATCGTCACAGTTTACACGACGCCCTGTTATGATTCGGACGCATTCCTTGAAGGGTCGTAACTGCACATGAATGCGTATAGAGCCTTCTTTACATGCGAGGACAGGAAATGCTTCCTGGAGCTTCACACGAGAAAAGAAAAAGGGGAGCGGGATAAAAAGGCTGCGGCTTGTGGTGGGAAAGGGTTTCGCCAGGGGACTGTGTAAAAGGGATGATAGTGGCTGTCTGCCAAGGCCATCGGTCGCTAGGCCGAATTGGGAATTCAGGTCTTGGAATAATAGGCTGGACACGTTCAAGAAATCTCCATCGACGATTTCAATGGTCTGGTCACCGACTTCCAGCTCAGCACGCTCCAAGATAACCGTGCCGAGAGAATTCGCATAAAACCATTGCTGCCCTTGAGGTCCTGTAGACATAGTTGTGATAATAATAGTTGCAGGGTGTGTATTATTGACCGTGTAAAATCCGACTCCACCAGGAGTTCCTGATACGAATCCTGTGATTATAGTGCCAGGTAGAACACCTTCTCCTACAACGGGTGAGCCGATGGATACTGTTCCAGATATCAGTGTGAGCACTTTCAGATTGGTTAAGCCAAGCGATCCAATAAAAGAGCCAGTGGCTGCATACCGCCCAGATTCCATGCGCAGGAGGTCGGTATCATTGTACCAATGGCTGAGGTCTATTTGGAGGACTGTGTTAAAGAGGATATCCCCTGCACTTGTGGATTTCAAGTCAAAGGTGAATCGTTGGCCGAAGCCCGTGGGGCCACGAAAGGGGTATTGTTGCACACAGGTGGAAAACGGCCTTAGACGACGGGACTGCTCAGGAAGCCACCATGTTTTATCCGATGATAGCGGCGTGAATTCGTTGTCCTGGTAATCCCTCGGAGTAAGGTCAAGCAGGGTCACGATATCGCCGCTCGGCCGAGTGAATCCCTGTGACTGGGCAGGAGCAAGTGGCAGATTTTCTACGCTCATCTCTTTATTAATTCATGGATAGAAGTTCTGCGCGGCCTTTTCCATCCGTGCGTAACTCAGCCCAGCCTTCTGTAATGACGAACAGCTCTGTTGACCTCGCAGAGGAGGTGCCGGGCGAGGCGAGGTCAATGAAGAACGTGGGTTTATCGGCACTGGAGAAATTCACAGCTCCGCCCACTTGGGACCCGATGTCCTGAAATCTGGAGGGGGCGATTGCACCGAACGACCAGTTCATCGTATTGATTTCCAGGCCTGTATCAGTATCCTCTTTGGCGTAATTCGTGACGTCTCTCCATATCAGCGGGCTGCGTGGGAATTCGCGAGTTTGACCGGCCATGAGAAACGATAGGCTGTTATAATAGGGTTTTCCGTCGTCCGTCTTTATTTTATACAGACGATTCGCCATGGTATCGGCGGCGTTTCGGAAATACCAGGTAAGCCTACTAACAGGGTGCCGTCCATCCAGGCGGCGAGAAATAGTGGCTGTTCCTCCAGCAATGACATTTGCATAATCTAGGCTGCTCTGTGTGAATTTGTTTTCGTATATTCTGGAGAAACGAGTATAAATAGGTCGGGTTTCCATTGCCTGTTGGACATCCTTATCCACGTAGATTTGCATGGTTTCTAGAGAAATCTTGGGTTGGAGAATATGCTCTCGTTCAAGTGTTTGAAAGGGTACTGCAGGAGTGGTGGGTGATGTTTGTTGGTATAGTTCTCTGCCCCACGGAATGGCCTTTGCTGTTGCTGCAGGATTCGACGATTCCACAAGGTCTTCTAGTTTCCTTAACTTACAACGGAGTCTATATGTATGTCTCGTCATCGCCCTCTGGGGAAATCCAACATCAGATGGCCCTTGTTGGCAGCCCACCAAGGGCAACTCTAGACGCATGGTGGGTGGGAGGGCATTCCTGCCGATTTCTAGGGATGTGCCGCCGTGGCTGCCCGTCTGCGCTGTAGTTATGAATCCTTGGCCATATGTGCCGACGTTTTTGGACAAGGCCCATAGAGTATCCCCGCTGAATTCTTGTAGTAATATGCTATCCTGATAAAATCCGATTTTTTCAAAAAGGAAATAGGCGATTCCTTGTATATATCCGTAGGAAATGCCTTCTTCATCGTTTATCACCGAATTCCTCACAAGTTTCGCCTGTGCCTCAGGAAGCCATGTGGGAAGTTCTATGACCAGGGTAGGTGATCTCATCAAATCGCCCACCAAATCAAACTCAAACTCCACGGTGCGTCCGAATTCCACGGCGGTCGTGGGGAGAATGCGGCGCATTTCTTCCAGGCGCGCAGTCTGTGCGTCATACGTATTGTCAAACGCAAACCGACTATCATGCTGGTCTTGGAAAAAGTATACATCTTTCTTGCCTCGGGAGACGAGCTCGTATAACGAGCCTTCTGCTGAAGCACTCATCTGATGATTCGCTTCATAATTTAAATGTGAGAAGAGGCCGCGTTTGCTGCAGCTGCTGCTGCAGCATTAGCAGCAAAGGCTGCTTCTTTGCCCATGCCAGGAGCAACAAAGTCAAGTATAATACGGGAAATTCCCATCATGATTATGGATGAATAGGATACCTGTGTAGAGCTGATTACCTGAACACCCAGCTGGCACACAGGACTTCCAGAGGTCACCATTCCTTGTAAAAATCCCCATACTCCATCAGGGACACACGCTGCGTTATACAGCTTTGTCATCCCATAATGGGTCGAGTAAGAAATAAGAGCAGAGCCAATTGCTTTACCGATTGCGGATGTTGCCATGGACGATAAAGTCGCGAGGATAGGCATCTATTATTTATGGACGGCCGCCGTTAAGGCCTTTGCCCCCCTATAATTGCTTCCAAACAGAAGCCCCAAATACACCCAAGAAAGAAGATGCAGTTAATCCCTCTAACACAGGTATTTCGCCCTTCTGATACTTATATACAGTCGCCGCCGCCGCCACGAGGAACAAGAAACTCCCTAGTGCAATATCAGCGAATCCTACGAGAATATCTACGTGATTTATCAAAACAATCATTGAAATTAATAGGGTTGTAAGCGCCACTGGAACAACAGGGGCTTTATTCTCATTGAGAGCCGTGAAATATTCGGATTTATATTTGTCGCCCAAACTATACATATATCGGGTGGTCGCCAAGAATGTAACGAACATTGTGACAATCATGAAAAATACGGCAATTACGTTGAAATAATTCTTCACATTGTATCCTGTCACATTATTCAACATTTGACCTATGACATGCTCTAAAGGTTTTACCTTCTGTAAATCCGTAAATGTAATGACGGCAAATGTAAGACCTAGAACAAACAAGATGGCGATACTATTGCTCACGTAAAACGAACGGGGAATATCTTCGGCGTCCTTCGTTTCTTCCGAGAATTTCATGAGGACGTCAAACCCCGCCAAGATATAGAAGAAATATAGGAAGCTCTGTGTCAAAGATGTGTTTGGTAAGGTGGGGAGTGGTTTTATGTTTTGTGTTGCAACTGCAGCTCCTGCAAAGCCTAGCAAGGTAATTGCCGAAAGAATGAGCACTAGGGCAGAAGAGCAGAAATTTACGAATACTTTATTATGTGCGATTCCTTGCAGCGAGAAAATGCCCATAAAGGTTATGAGACTTATGGCGAATACGCTTTGGGTTACCCAAGGAGCGTCAGGGACAATCATGCGGACGCATAAGACGAGAATTGTCGCAATAGAAAAGAAGTTGAATAAAAGAATAGACGCCATTGTGGCATAGGACGCATTCGGCCCGAAGATTTTTTCCAAGAAATCTGACTCGGACGTGTTTTTCTTGAATTCTCGGAACGCCTCTTCGTATGTTTTGGAGCTGCCCAAGAAAAGTGCAGCGGCTCCTCCTAACGCAAGAGGCCATTGTGGGCCTCCTTGAGTAATAGCACGACCAATCAAATTGAATCCGCCTGAGCCAAAGATAGATATCACACCAAATAAAACCAAATCTTTCAAAGTTAGGGTTTTATTTAAATTGTCGCCCGTATGGTCCGTATTGCCATCGTCGCCCATCTATTCATCGGCGAGTTGTTCTTTCAGCTGATCCGTTGCTTTCAACAAAAAGGTGGGAGGCTTTCCTGATACTTGCGGAAGAGTGAGATGTCCTATGCGACCGTAACGCGCGAAATCAATGGTTTCTGTTTTGGGGACTCCATCGGAAATCCAGGTGTCCAGCACCTGTTTCGTCGCCTTGTAGCCGAGGTCTTCGGAATGTATGCCGACTTCCATGAGCCTTTTTAGCAAGGTAACAGATTCTTTGACTCGCTCTGCCTTTGTTTTTTGTGCATCAGGCATTCTTTCTAAAAGATGTTATTACTGTTTAGGGAGGCGCTGTGCGCAGAAATTCATCGTCGACAGATAGGGAATTCCCGCGGCATCATAATATAGATATCTCATACCAGCATCAAAATTAATCTTATTATCCTCTGACACAAATGTGATAGTACTCAACAAGGTAATATTATTCGTAGTAGTAGGTATAAACGCAGGATTGGCCTTTTTAGATGTTTCCACTGCTGCTGCAGAGACAGTAGCCTGTAAGTTTCTGCGAATCAATTCACTTGCGTCCATTGTATAACTACAAAGACGGAAGAATATAAATACAGAAGGCACAAGGCATAATGAGTCGTAAGAGTTTATAGAGGCGATAGTGTTGTTGTTGCTGTGGACGCAGTAATCGTAACCTTATTCGGTGATGACAGCCGTACTCTTGAGGGTGTAATGGCAAAAATACTGACATCCACGGAATTCGTGACTCCTTGTAGTGATGTAAAATCCATGCTGGTATTATTTAGTAAAGTAAAACCGACCATTCCAGAAAGGCTAAATATATTCGCTCCAAACGTTACAGCATCTGCTCCGCCTGACCAATTTACTCTGAAGGAAGTTACTGCACTGCCAACCTTTACTATGTTTGTGCCAGATACTATTGTAGGGATTTGGCCGTGGGTAAAAGTGGTAGTGCTTGTTCCATACATATTACCAGCAATAATTGTTATTTTATCTGTAGGCACCAGACTTGCCGACGTTTGGAAAGTGACAGATGGTGATTGAGTTAATGAGTTATTTACACTAGGAATTATCGCCGCATCATTGAGCATAAAATTATACCATTCAGCACCAGGTAGAGACATCCAAGATAAGATAAAAGAAGTTGCTGTAAAAGATTTGACAGTTATTAAATCTGGAGTTCCTGGTAATAGATTTATCACAATGCTGGAAGTTGTAGTTCCACTGGCATTCGTCGCTTCTATTTTTATTATATCATCATTTCCAAACTGGGGGCTCTGCTCTGCAAACACTACATATTGAGATAAAAGCGAGTTATCTGTATCAGGTGTGAGAGTGAATTCTGTACCTGGCCCACCAATCTGGCGTGTAAACGTATAACTTGTTGCACCATTTGCTTCCTCCCAGCTTAATGTATAAGCACCACCATTTTTCACAAATGAGAGATTCATAGGAGGGGCCGGTTTCATATTCAAACTTACAGGGGAAGAGTATGTTGAGCCAGAATTATTCGACGCTATGATAACCACCTGATCACCATTGTATGAAAGGGGAGATAAATTGGTAAATGTAACAGATTGTGTAGAAAGAGAATTGTCCATGGAAGGTGTAATAGGATATCCATTTCTAGTAAATGTATATGTGAGTGTTCCAGCGCCACCCAACCAAGAGAGGTTAAATGCGGACGAGCTTATAGATGTGGCTGATAGACTGATTGGCTTTGTCGGCTGTATGGAAAGTGTAATAGGAGAAGAAGATATTGCTACGCTGGCGGCACTTGTTCCAGTAATGACAATTTGGTCGCCATCTTGTAGGGATAACCCAGAAAATGTGGCAAAATGTAAGCTAGACGTTGTGGCGATTAATGTGGCATTCGTAGCTCCTGTCCTTATACGAGTAAATGAATAGCTAGATGCGCCTAAACCCCCAGACCAGATAATATAAAATCCTGTGGGGGTCATATTGGATATCAATATATCGGTGATATTTGTAGGAGGTAATGTGTTAAAGATGATAGGAAGAGAAGACGAAAAACCGCCTGTATTTATTGCAGCCACTACTATATTTTCTCCAAATCTTAGGTCAGGCGATAGGTTTGTAAAAGTGGCATGTGGGAGAGGCGTTAGAGAATTATCTATGGAAGGAGATATGGATACTCCATTACGAGTAAATGAATATGAGGTTGCTCCAACACCTCCAGTCCATTGTAGAGTAAACCCTGATACACTGTTCAACGTCGACGATGTTATTTGAGGTTTTGTAGGAGGGAGGAGTAGGGCGACTGGTACAGAAGGCGTGGACCCTGCAGAGTTCAACGCTGTTATAATAATTGTATCTCCAGACGCAAATGTGCCCGATAATGTGACGGAAGTATTGGTTTGGTCAAACACAGATGTTAGTTGAGTTCCATTTTGAGAATATGTGAAACCAGTTGCTCCAATTACTCCTGACCATGATAACTTCACACCAAGATTTGTGAGATTTGAGACAGCAATATCTGTTGCCGCGGTGGGTGGCAAAGGTAGTAAGAATACATCGGATGATGTTGACCCTCCAACATTCGTTGCTGTAACAATAATCTGTTCTTGAGGGATTAGATTAGGAGATAAATTCGTAAATGTGGCAGATTTGGGGTTCGATGCCAATGATATAGAAGAAGGTGTAATAGGGAGTCCATTTCTGCTAAATGTGTAAGACATGGCATTTGTTCCTCCAGTCCATGTTATACCAAATCCATTCACGGAAGAACTTAGTAGCGAAGCAGAAAGTACCGGTTTTGTAGGTGGCATTGTGAGATTTACAGTGGAAGAAATTTGACCTGATGCATTCATCGCCATGAGTACAATTTGGTCTCCAGAGAGGAAGGTATCTGTGTTAAAGGAGAATACAACAGATTTTGAAACGAGGGAATTATCTGTGAGAGGGACTAGTGCGAAATCTGATGTGGATGTCCTTTTGCGCGTGTATGTATAAGATGTCGCTCCAAACCCTCCCTCCCAATTCATACGGAATCCAGTAGATGTTAGATTTGTTATGTGAATATCCGTGGGAGAAGAAGGGGCCTGATTTGGGAATGTGGGGTCTGAATACGTAGAGCCAACTGTATTGGATGCAATGATAACAATCTGATCCCCATATGAAAATTCAGGTAAAAGTCCAGAGAATGTGGCAGATTGGGAAGTTGGGCTTATGGTTGTGGGGAAAATAAGATTGCCATTTTTCATAAAGGTATAGGATAATGCTCCTACGCCGCCAGACCATGTTAGGGTTAGCGAAGAGCTAGAAAAACTTGTAGAAAGATTCGTTGGCTTTGTGGGAAGCATAGCCAGAGTAAAGGGCGCAGAAGGGGTTGAGCCAACTATTCCGTTCGTGGCGATGACTACAATTTGGTCTCCATGTACAAAATCGGGTGTTATAGATGAAAATGTGACGGATTGTGTGGAAAGAGAGTTATCTTTGCCTGCTGCTGGTGTGATATTCACACCATTACGTCTGAAATTATATACAGTTGCTCCATATCCTCCATCCCAATTCAGGTCAAATCCTGTGAGTGTTAGATTGGAAACGAGGAGATTCACAGGCTCAGTGGGAGCCATATTTATCATAATAGGAAACGACGGCGTAGACCCAGTGGTGTTTGTTGCTATAACTACAATCTGGTTACCGTAAAAGGAATCAGGGGATAAATTTGTAAATGTAACACTGGGAGAAGAGTTCAGCGAAGAATCTGTGGAAGGAGTGATATTCACTCCGTTTCTTGTATATGTATAGGATAATGCTCCTACACCGCCAGACCATGTTAATGTGAAACCACCTGTCGTTGCAGGAGTGGCAGTATTCAGAGTTGTAATGTTAGATACCACTAGGCCAAAGGGTTTCGTAGGAGGCATCGCGAGAGTAAAACGTGACGAAGAAGTTGAGCCGAGAGAATTCGTTGCAGTGATTACAATTTGATATCCATTTACCAAATCGGCGTCCAAATTGGCAATGGTTATATTTTGAGAAGTTAATGCGTTGTTTAGAGTAATTTTGCCAGCGGCCACCGTATACGGTGAGGCATAACCGTAGATTGTATATGTATAACTTGTTGTGCTAAAGGCACCGGCCCAACTTAAATTGAACCCTCTCAGAGTTACATTCGATACGGAAATATTTGTAGGAGCCGTGGGCGCAAGATTCAATTCAAAATGATACGAACGAGTGGACCCAATGGCATTTGTGGCAACGACGACGATTTCCTCGCCGTTGATTAAATCTGGAGAAAGTAAGGTAAATGTAACGCCAGAAGAGCCAGAATACGGCGGTGATACAGGGGTACTCGGTATAATTGCGGTATTGCTTCTGAAAAATGTGTAAGAGGTGGCGTTCGTCCCTCCAGTCCATGTTAGCGAGAAGCTTTGCGGTGTTATGGCTGAACATGTTAAAGAAGGTCTTGTTGGAGGTAAAGCCAATATAAACGGCAAAGAAGATGTGCCTGTTGGAAAGTTATTGAATGCAGTAATCACAATAGAATCGCCTTCTAATAAATTTAGCCCCGTAAATATTACCATACGCGAAACAAGGGAATCGTTTGTTGTTGGTGTTATAGGGGAGCCGTTTCTAGAAAATGTATAGCTCGTTGCACCAATTGCTCCAGTCCAGGTTAATGTGAAGCCTGCAGCGCTTTGGTTTACAACTGTTAAATTATCTGGCTTTGTTGGGGGTAGAAGAAGAGTATAGGGAAGCGAATAGGTTGAGCCAAGTGTATTTGTGGCAATCACCACGATTTGTTCCCCGTTTAATAAATCGGGCAACAAGTTAGTAAATTTCACTTTTTTATCATATAAGGAATCATCTGTGCTAGGTGACATATATACTCCATTCCGCGTGAATGTATATGATAAAGCACCAACACCCCCCGTCCATTCTAAATCAAAGGATGTTGTCGTTAAATTGGTAACGCTTGTTATAGCCGGTTTTGTAGGAGGTGACGCATCTAATGTGGTAACAACTACAGGCGGAAAGTCGGTCGGAATACCAATCTCATTGATTGCCTGAATTGTGACAGTATATATAGTAGAACTGCTCAAGCCATAGTATGTTACAGAGCTTGTTAAACGCCCATTATCCAGAAATGGTGGCGGAGTAGTTAGCATTGCGGTATTTATTGCTCTATTGTTCGATGTTATGGAGTATTGATACGATATGGCCCCTTGATTGCCCATCCAGTGTATGACAAACCCTGAAATGGTAATATCGCTTGTTGTGATTGATGTAGGGACAGTGGCAAGAGGCGGTACTGTGTATGATGCGCTTGTAAAGCCGTCGGCTGTTATTGCTTTTACGTTCAGAATATCTCCAGGAAAAAGAGTTACTGCATTGTTGTTGAATATTATGGTCTGTAAAGTCAAAGCAGGTGTTAAATCGTTGGCGTATGCGTATGAATTGATAGATACGGCGTTTCTAGTGAATGTGTAAGAGGTTGCTCTGAATCCTCCATACCAAGCCATTCTGAAAGCATAGGTTGGACTGACCTGTGTGCGAGTAACAGTGAGGGATGTAATTCTGGAAGGCA